AATCGCGTTGCCTGACGGTGGAGTGACCTGCAAAGTAAACCTGTCAAACAACTCGAGCCCGAGCGTAGAAGCCCACGACGCGGTAGGCGACAGGACAACCGACACCGGTGACGCCTTGGCGTATACATTCCCGCCCCAGCCGTTCACGATGTTGGCAATGTCAACGGCGTCAGCCAATGAAGCAACCTGTGTTTCGACGTACTGTTCCGCTTCGCCGTAGGTGGTGACACTGCTCGAGTTGGTCTGAATGTAAACACCGCCGCCACTCATTTGGACGTTAGAGACGTTGCGCATTGAGTCGCCGTCGTATTGCAGCTGCACTTCGGTGCCGATGGAGTTGCCCATGAAGCCGACGCCGTTGCCGTATTCGGCCTGCGGGACAATCGACTTGGTCTGGCTGCGGATTTGTGACTGGCTGTACATGGTGACGGTGCCAGCCTTGTTTACAAACAGCGGGGCGTATTCCGACACCGCAACTTTGCCTAGTTCTGAAACGGCCGTAGGGGCGTCGTTTGTGATGTCCAGCACCGATGACGCAGGCGACGCTGGGACGCTCGTTAGGGACGCGCTGAAGGGTGTTTCAGCAATGATGCGGTTGAAGCGGGCGCTGGTGGTTTCGGGAAACACCGCTTTAGACCTGCGAATAATTTCCTGCACTGTGGCTTGAGCAATAAGGCCCGTCCAGACGCACACCTGTTGAAACTGTCCCGTACCAAGGGCGACATTCTCACCGACGATGATGATAATGGCTCCGGCCGTTGCACTCGTTGTCGCACCGATAACACCGTCGACCATTAGGACTAATGCCTTGCTGGTGACGTTGAATGAGAAAGTGACGTGACTTGGTTGCGAACCGTCGTAAGTGTTAGACGATGTATACGTTCGGGTCAAGCCCGCAGCTTGGTCTTGGATAGTGACAACGTATTGCCCTGTGTTTGGATCCCAGCCGATGGCCCATCCGTATGCACCCACTGCACCGCCTGTGGTTGCAGAAGTGGAATCCATAACGGCCCACATTGAGACACTGAAATCGGTATTTGCTGCGGTGGTCGCAAAACCTGACGTGCCTGCACTTGAAACGGCAGCCTGTATCGAGTTACCTGGCAAACCTGGTGCGAGTTCACCGCCGTTGATAGCGGTGGCGGACGCAGTGATGTTCAGTGGAATGGACCCGTAATCCTTGAGTGTGCTAGTGCCTGTGTACGGGGTAACGGGTTCATCGCAGGGGTAGTAGTGGCGTGGCGACTGGCTGAGAATGTAATCGCGTGACCAGTCCGCAGGGAGCGACGACGAGCCAAGCAGCTGCAAAGCGTCAAAGCAGAACAAGGTGACAGTCGAGTCGGTGCCTGCGTCGGTCCACTCGGGTGGCCACCCGGCGATAAAGCCACGGAACACGTCGTAGGTAGTGCTTGCGTGGGTGGCGCGTATACGGATTTGGCGTCGCGGAAGTAAGTTGCCGTAGTACGGTCCTGTCGTGTTGAACGGGTCAAAGCGTCGATCACGATTAGACAGGGTTACCGTTGCAGAACCGTCAGCCTGCAAAGTCCAGTCGTCGGGGATGCCTCGGGAGATGTCCATACCGCGCACATAGGCGGTCACATCAGTCCAAGTGGGCGACACCACATACGGGCCGTCTGTAAACGCAATCTCAACAACAGCGACGGGGTACGGCATTAGCGTCTACCGCTTCGGCGTTGCCACTGGCGCAGAGCAGCGTCGACGTATTGTCCGATGGCTTGGCGGTCACCGACTACGCCCATCATGTTGATTTGCACTTGTGCGTTCTCAGGGTTACGACCCGGCAACCTAAAGCCTGGCAAAGTGGAAAGGGTCGGAGCCTGTGGGACGCCGAAGCCTTGAATTGGGCTACCAGTCAACTGACCAGTAGCGCGGATAAAAGCGTTACCAGTTGCGTAATCAGTAATAGTGGCACCAACGTTGAAGTATTTGCTAAGAGTGTTGAACTTCATGATTAGGTCGTTTAAGGCTCGACCAGCAGCGTTGAGTTGGCCGTTGTTGCCATACAGCAAATTAGTAAGAATGTACTTTAACTCGGCAAAGGCTCCAGCAACGCCGTCCTTACCGAACGCGTCCGCAATCTGGATGCCGTACTCCGCTAGGCGCTTCAGGTACGGCAAAAGTGCAGCACCTAGCGACTCCTTTAATTCGTCAACTGTGATACGGAACCGAGCCATCGTGCCCTCAAAAGTTTCAGCGTTAGCCAAAGCCGACCCGCTAAACCGCTTTTCAAGATCCTTCTGGATGTCGTTGAAAGACATTGCCTTGAGTTGGGCTTTGTCGTAGCCAAGACCAAGACGAGTAATTGCCGTATTAGATCCGTCAAAACTTTTGGACAGGGCTTCAACGATTTGCTTTAGGGGCTTACCGGTCGCCGCAGACACATTGAGCGCCAAATTAAGCAAACGCTGAGCCTTGTCAAAGTCACGAGTCGAGCGAATAATACGGGCATACGCAGGACGCAACTCATCATCGGCCACACCGACAGCGCGCTGGGTCACGTCAATGTAATCCTCAACCGACGCAATCTGGGCATCCGTAGCCTTAGTAGACGCACGAATAGACAGCGCTAACTGCTTCTGGGCTTTCTCATCGTCGGCAGCCATACGAGCAAACCCGACAAGAGCCTGCCCAGCCTGAAACGCAGCTGCACCCAACGCAGCAAAAGCCGCAGCGCCAGCCAAAGCGCCAGCCTTGAGAACGAACTTGACCTTATCGCTAGCGGTCTCAAGTTGCTTGAACGACTTGATGGCTTTTTGGATGCCCTCGCCCGCAAACGTAGTAATGATTGGGATTTTGATAGCCATCAGATTTCTTTCTCGACTTGCTTCATAACCTTGCGGATCAGTTTCTCGGTTTCGGCTAACACGGTTTCGGCGTGGCGCTCATAAGCCTTCCACAAAAAACGACCCGGTGTGCCGTAACGCTGATTCAACGCGCGCACCATCTCTTTACCCTTTTCGGTGGGTACAGGACCACTACCCGACATTTCAATCGCAAGAGCGTCGGCTGCGGTCCACTTGATACCAAACGAAGCAAGGTCAGACACATAAGCGTTGTATTTGCGTGGTTTCTTACCGGACACGAATGGTTTGATAGCCCGGTCAGACTTTGCGTTGTTCCACGGGAAAATTGGTGCCACTCGACGGGCTTTCCACGAGTAAGCCATACCAGACAGCGGTGGCTCCGTAGGTGTGCTAGCGCGAGCCTCCTGCACGACCGTAGACACAATCTGGGCGTAATCCTTAGTTACCTGCCGACGCGCCTTTTTGTCAATGCTGTTGAGAGCACGCAACGCTTCTTTCACTCCGACCATCTCAAGCTGGGTTTCGATTGCGTTAGGCATCTAGCCCTCCTTCATGTCTTCGGCTGCCTTTAGCACTGTCGCCAGTGTGTCTAGGTCAAATGGTATGTCAGGAGGCCAATACCCTGTGCGAAGTAGCAAAGACGCTAGTCCGTAGTTGTATGTGCCTCGGTCGTAGGGTTTACAGGTTCGTTGTCCACCACTTCAATGTTCTCGAGACGCTTCACGTATTCGTCAAAGACGATGGGTACTGAAATGCTGTTTTGTTTACAGCACTCCCACGCCATAAACGCTAGGTCCTCGACTCCGATGCCTTCGCCCAGCTGTGACGCCTTGCGCTTGAACTTGCGTTCCCAAGCCACAATCACGCCAAGGTTGGTCGTGACGGTGTAGTGCTGGTCACGCTCGGTGACTTGCAATGTCAGTTTCATAGTTTCTCCCTATGTGTTGGATCAGGTGATGTCGCGTGCCCAAGTGCCGCCGACCCAGTTTGCGGTCACGGTTGCCATCTCACCCACGGTGGAGTTGATAGGCGTAAACGACGCAAGCATTGCGTTGGTGATTGTGTACTCAGGGTTAGACGCCGACTCGGTCGTGCCCGATGGGCTGATGACGAGTGTGGTGGTACCGAGACCGACCATCGCTGCAAGTGCTGTTTCCACTTCCGACGTGGCACCTGTGCCACCGTACGACAAGAAGAAAGTGATGCTCACGTCAACCGACTGAAGACCCGGTGCGAACTTGTGGCCCGTGTCGCCGAAGGCTGTGATCTCGAGCGAGTCGGAGCCGATGGTGAGTGTGCACTGGTTCGCTTGGTCAGACAAGTCATAGGTGGTGGCACCTTGAGTGATGTTGATGGTCGCGTTGGACAGGAAAGTTGTAGTTGCCATGGTTAGCTCCTTTTTACAGCAATGGCTACGGATAGGTCATACGTCGGTAGGTCTTGCCCGCCGACACTCGCTAGACCGGGTCGTAGATCAGTAACCGCGATGGTGCTGTTCATGATTTGGTCTGCGATTTGCATGAGATAGTCGCCCGCATCTTGGTTGCCCGGGGGTGGGGCCAAGACGCGTAGGCGCAGCTCAATGTCACCCACGTTGTATGTAAACGCGGTGACAGTGGGCAATTCAATAAGAACGGAAAGCGGGCGGGCGTTACGCGGGTCAGTAATCGGCACAAGACCCAAAGCCGTAAGGGCGGTTTTGCAGGCCGTTACAGCGTCATACAGGATGCCCGACGATGACATTACGCAACCTGCGCTCTGCCACAGCCAAGAAGCTGCATGATGCGACCCAACGTGGCCGACGGTGAAGCACCGATAGCCATCGAGTCAAAAGACGCAAACGAGTCTACCGAACCGCGCTCGCGGTAAAGCGTTGCGGCATACATCACGGTTCCGAGTTTGACGTCGGCGCTAGGCACCGTAGTCATCGAGTCGATGTAGCCAGCCTCACGGCGTTTGCGGTAGCACCAAGCGTTGCTGGCGTTTACACAAACACCGACGAACGCTGTGTCGTTAGCAGTGGCAACGTCAATGCCGAGCCATGAAGTGACATCGGCTGCAACAATCCACGACACCGACTGCGTGTAGGTCAAAGTCCCAGACTCGGCCTCGTATGCAACGTCGGCTCCGCTGTTTACATAGATGACTTGGTTTTGGCGTGGGATGTCATAGTCAAAGACCAGATAACCCTCGTCGTCCACGCCGTCTAGGTAAAACGGTTCGGTTGAGATAACTGTGGCTGTGGCGTTGAAACCAGTAAGAGCAACAGCTGCAACCGTGACGGAGTCGCCCGGCTGAACCTCGGCGTCGGTAAGGGTCTGGACAGCCGCGTAGTTGTCTACGCGTCGCACATGCGTGATGGTGCTTACTGCCATCTCAGAGCCTTTCCCGAACTACCCGTGGATCAGACGAGAACGCCCTTGACGAACTTGCTCGAGTCAATCATGAGTGCGGCGAAGTAGCCACGGAACGCAATTGTGCGAGACAAGGTTGAAGGCGAGTCAATGCTGATTGCACCCTTTTGCTGCTCAAACAGTTCGTAACCGGATGCGTCACCGACGATAAATGTGTCGTTTGCAAAGTTGCGGTCTACAACGACCTGAAGGCCAAATGCGTTGCCGTTTGCTTGTCCCGGTGCAAGGTTGCCGAATGCGTTCATTGGGCCCACCTGTGGGAACAACGGACGGTCTGCGGTGTCTGAAAGCGACAACAGGCCTTGCCAGATGGATGGTGCAAGGAACAAGTGGGTTGGCAGGTTGCCGTTTGACGAAGTCAAAATCGTGGAAGCTGCGCCTGCAATCCAACTTGCCCAATAAGACGGATCAGCGTATGACGCGCCAGCAAAGTTGCTCGTCACTGTTGCGCCTGAGGCCAATTGGTCTGCTGCGTAGTTGTCGGTGGCGTTTGCGTAGATACGGCCCATGTCATCAAGCACAACGCTCAAGATTGCTGGGTCCGACCAGTCAATGTCGGCTTCCGAGATGTTTACATAACCACCGAAGATTTGCTTGGTCACTTGGTTGTTAAACACCACGAGTGTGCCACCTGTTGGTGACTGCTCAGCAATGGATGCACCGATGCTGGTGTGTGTGGTCACCTCTGGACGGATAAACACCTTGCCACCTGCGGGCATTGCACGTACACCAACTGCGTCCACAACTGGACGACGGCCGATGAAGTTGTTGTAAACAGGCGACACGATTGGTGTAGGAAGAACACCGGGTGTGTCGGTTGTGACGATGTCTGGTGCACCTGCGCGAATTGCTTCGGACATTGCACGCCACTGGTCGCCACCTGCGACGGCTGCAGCGATGTATTCAACTGCGGTTGGCATCTTTACTTCACGCTTCGCAGCTGCGAAAACGATAGGGGCTGTTGGAACGATTTCAGCCGAAGCCTCAACCGCTGGGGTTTCTTGTGACATGGTTTCCTCCTCAGGAATGTCATTTGGGTTGGGTTCGACAGCGTCTTCCTCTTCAGGTTGAGACGCAGCGATCTCTGTGATCACAGCATCCGCAAAAGCGGGCTGTGCCACAAGACTGATTTCGACAAGGTTGGCCTTAGTAACGACCATGGTGCCGTTCTTGTCATACTTGAACTTGACCGGTACTGCACCGACCGAAACAGAGTCATACGCGCCAGCCTTGACCAACTCAATGGCTTCGTCGGCGGCGCGGGTCTTAGCGAACTTGGCTGTAAACAACAGGCCCTCATCGGCTTCGACAATCTCGGTGACAACACCACGCAGCTGCGTCATGTCGTGACCTTCAAGCAACTTAGGTGCTTTGGCATTTACGTCAAAAGCACCCTTACGGAAAAGCACCGATTCACCGCTCGACACTGTCGCAGGAGTGTCCCAAGGTACAGCCACACCTGTAATGGTTCGGGGGCTGTCCTCACCTGCGGCAGCGTCAAGCGTGATGGGCACAGAAACAAACTCAATCATTAGCGTCCTCCATTGAACGGTCACGGGAGTCTTCGGCTACGCCTGCGTAGTCCTCCATGTTGAACTCGACATAACGACCACGCGGCAAGACGTTGTCACCCGATAAGGTTTGCTCGATGCAGTCAAGGTAGATGCGAGCACCGAAGAGATACAGGTCTTGACGAGCCTGTTCGGCGTTCTGGTATGTCATCGACGCACCTTCGGTCGGGGCCGAGACAAGGTACGCGGGAATGTTGCACAGGCGAGCCATCTCGAGCGCCTGATACTTGCGTTGGTCAGAAATGACTTCTTGCGGGTTCTGCTTGTATTCACGGAACTCAACCTGACGGGACAAGGCTCCGATGGCGTTCTGTTTACGGGCGTTAGCCCAAGCCGACGCAAGAGAACCAAGGTCCTCACCGCTTAGGTCTTCGCCGTCAATCTGTTGCAAGTAACCCGGCACTGTTTCCAGCTGGGCGTAACGGTCCGCTGCCTGATCCAAGTAAATGCTCGTGTTAATAGCGCGTGCGCCAATCTTCAAGATGCCTTCGATCGGGCTGATGAACTGAATGACGTTGTTTACGTCTATCGGTTGCCCGTTGAACTCAAGCTCGTCAGATGGGCCGTAAAACTGCGGATAACCAGTCTGCTTAGTGCTTGACATGTTTGACGCGGGAAGCCATGTAAACGCTGCTGGGAAACCCTGATTGCCAGCACCCTGTGGTGCATAGCGTCGAGTTATGTAGGCGTAGGCAACACCGTAGAAAAACAAGTCGCTGAAAATGTTTACATAGAAGAACGAGCGCGAAACTTTGGGGTCTGGTCGTTCCATCCACGGCTCAAGCGGTAGATAGATTTTCTCGTAGTTGTCGCCCATCCACTGCTTCGAACAGTGCTTCAATTCAAGCGAGCCAATCAGCCCAGCGATCAAGTCGCGGGAACGGGACACCGTCGGCACCGACAGCGCTTTGATTTCGTCCGAGCCTGTCTGGTAGTACAGGAAGTTGCCGACATTGGCTGCACCAGCGGCAGCCTTGACGGGGGCGGCAGCAAAGTGCGCCGTTTCAACCTTGCGTGAGAAAATACCCATGTGATCGAAGTCTGCCACGGGTTAGTTGCAAATGCAAGTACCTTACGCAGAAACTCCGAAAGCAACTCGACCCGACGATGGCGGGCGAGACACCAACGCGGTGGCGGCAATCAAACAACGTGCAGCTTCAATAGGCCCGGGTGATCGTTGGCTAGAAATCACGACCGAGTTTTGTGCGCGTACCAGCACGGCCCGACCGACATGTTCGGCAAGCATTTCACCACCGTCGTGCTTGATCTTGTTCTCTCCGATAAGCG